GCTGCGTGGTAGGCGGACTGGCGATCCTCCACGAGCTTCTTCAGGTACTCGGACAACTTAGTTCACCCCTTTCTGGGGTCTCGGTTTGTTGGATTGCGCAGGTGTTTCTTGCAATCCCGCCGAGGCTCCTCAGAGCGGGGACCTAGCCGCGGCTCGCGCGGCCAGGAAGTCTCAGGCCTTGAAGGCCAGGTCAAGTTTGGTCTTGAGCAGGTTGATTTGGCTGGCGTCGTGCGCCACCGGCTCAACCACAGGCTCGGGCTGCGGCTCCGGCGACAACTTCGCCACCACAGCAGACAACAGACCAGCCTGGTCAAGGGTCAAGGTCGCCCCGCGCTCAAGCGCCTCAAGCGCGCCATTGAGTGCGTCAGCGTCCTCGCCCGTGGCCTCGGCCAGCATGTCTAGGCTGCGCACCGCGGCCGTCGTGGCCTGGTAAGCCGGGAAGGTCACGATGCTGGTCTCATGCAGGCGGACCTGCTGAAGGGTGCGCTGGCTGCCGTCCTCGTTCCACTTGTCGCCGCCGCGAGGAACAGAGAAGCCGAAACTCATGGAGTCGATCACGCGCGGGTTGCCGCCGCCACCGAGGAGCACCGCGAGGTCGCGGCCGTCGCTGGTATCCGGCAGGGTCGCCTTGACGAGCAGGCCGCGGCCGTCCTCCTCAAGCGTCATCGTCTTGGAGCGGGTCGACGCCAAAGGTCGGGCCGCGTCGTGATTGACAAGGAGAAAGACGTTGTTGCGGGACTTCAGCGACCGGGCAAAGGCACCAGGCGCAATCGTTTCTCGGAATGGCAAAGGCTCGGAGGGTGAATTGAACACCGCTGCGTAGCCCTCAAACGCCATGCCCTCTGGTGCCTCACGCACCTCAAGGTCGTCGACCGTAAATGTACGGGTCTCCATCTTGCTCATAGGCCCTCCTAGACCTGGGCGTTCTCGGCCGGCTGCAACTGGTTAGACGCCAGGCCCGTATGCGGCATCGCTGGCAGCCCGAGCGCCGACAGCACAGCCGCGGGCTCGTAGCCAGACTGGACAAGTTTCGCGGCCATCTCGACGCGCTCGCGCTCCTCAACGATCCCCGCCGAAGCGACGGCGATATTGGCGAGCGGGACCCGCGGGTTGTCGCCGCCGTCAACCGGGCGAAGATCCATCAAGCCGCGGGCCTCGTTGACGCTCATGTACCCGGCCTGCAATGCCGTAGAGAAGACCTGCGCCTGCGTTGCCGAGTCGCCCCGGAGAAGCCCGTCCATGTTGACGCGCAGGAAGACGTCGCCAGGGAGCAGCCGGTTGTGGGCTTCCTCGATGGCGGCGATGAGCGGGGTCAGCGAGTAGCGGGTGAACTGGATGGCGTTGTGCTCCACCGAGGCGTAAGACATGGCGCCGGGGGTGTTCAATCCGATCATGCTGGGAGGGCAACGAAAAACCCTGGCGACCTCTTCCACGGCGAACTGGCGGCTCTGAAGCATCTGAGCCTGCTCGCCATCCGAGCCCGTTTTCACGAACTTCGCGCCACCCGACAGCACGCCGGGACGGTGAGCCTTCTTCAGCCCCTTGTGCCCAGCCTCAAAAGCGTCGACCAGATCCTTGGCCTGCTCCTGCGTGAGGTTGCCGGGGAACTCAATCATTCCCGAGGTGTTGGCACCGTTGGAGAAGTACCGCGAGGCGAACTCGTCCAGCGCCTTTGCTAGGCCGAGGGTCTGCTTGAGCTCGTCCACGCGGCTGACACCCTTGAGCGAGCCGGGGCGGCGCATCTCCGGGATGTAGAGCACGTCCTCGCCGGGAAGCACGGCCTGGCCGCCATCGATCACAAACTCGCGCAGCCGAGTCGCCGGGTTCCGGCGAATGTCCACACGGGTCGGGTCAAGGGGCTGAAGCGCAACAATCTCGCCAGCACCGTTGCGGAGAATCTGCACGACAGCGCCATGCGACAGCAGCATGGACACGACGATCTGCTTGTAATACTCGATCCGGCTGGAGCCGGGGCCCTCGGGCTCGTACACCCAGGCCGGCCGCGGCCGGTAGGGGAGCCGGTTGCCGTCGCGGCGGATGAACGTGTCCACAGGCAGAGTCGAGATCGTGTCCGACAGCAGGCGCACGCAAGCGTAGGCCGCACCAATCTCGAGGGCGTTCTTCTGGTTGACGACCGTGCCCGCCCAAGTGGCGAAGCCCGACACGTCAATGCCGGAACCCCAGACCTGCTGGTAGGAGAGGTTGCGCTCCTCCATCGGCTGACCGCCGAACAAGTTTCCGAGCATCAGAGGCCTCTCTCAAGCGCGACACCGAAAGCCAAGCCGCAGACCCCAGCGACAACGAAACCGAGCCAAGCCGCCACAAGGGCGCACCCGACAATGAGCGCAGCGCAGCCAGCGATCTGCAAAGCAAGGGCGATGCGCATAGACGCTCCTAAACGGAAAAGAAACTGGCGACAGGTGCTTCGGGCTCCGCCTCGCGGCGATGGGTAGCCCGGTCAAAAGCGATGATCGCCGCGACCGCGGCATCGATCTTTCTTGGAGAGCCCCGGTGCTCTTTCACTACGCGGGGCCCTTTTTGGTCGGTCTTGATGACGCAGTTGTCCAGGTGGCGGGCAAGAGCGGGAGCATGATCGTGCGCGACCTGGCCTGATACCACCGCGTCATAAAACTTGGCCGTCGCTGGCACCATGCGAGCTGGGCTGCTCGATGGGTACTCAGTAATCGGAACGCCGGCGTCGGCCAACGCCTCCATGCTGCGCTGCCAGCGGTACGGGTCGCACGCGACCTCGACCACATTGAGCCGGCCGCACGTTTCCAGGATCCGAGCCTCAACGCCGCCAATGTCCACCCGCCAGTCATCGCGGTCGCCGGGCTGCTTCTCCCAAAGATCGACCAACCAAACGCGGGGAATGTCCTCAATCGTCACGCCAACAATCGCCGTCGTGTCACCCGAAAACGAACCATCGAACCCGAGCACCACCGGGGTACGGTCCTCGACCGGCGCCATCTTCGGCAGGTCATCCCAGGTGCCGTGCGGCAACCAAGCCTGCTGCGAGCTGACGAAAACGTTGGTCCGCTTGGTGCGGAACTCAGCCTCCGGCGTGCGCTTCACCGACGACTCGAAATCCTCGGGGTCTTGGATGTCGCCGTAGCCAGGGTTAGCGATCTGCCAGTTCTTCGGGTCGCGGTGGTCGCAGTCCGGATCCGCTTGCCACCAGGCGCCGAAGAACGAAGCGTCCTCGACCTCGCCGGCCGCGACCCGCTGGGCGTACTGATACAGCCCGTAACACACCGAGTCCTGACCGGTGGAGTCCGTGCGCACCCCGGCCGTCGTAATGGCCAGCGTCAGTGCGTCATAGCGCGCAGCCTGGGCCAGAGTCATAACGTCCCAGAGTTCACGGTTGGGCGCTGCGTGCAGCTCGTCGTAAACGACCAGAGTCGGTGACAAGCCTTCCTTCGTGAAGGCCTCGGACGAGAGAACCCGATAAACCGAGCCGGTAGCGGGGATCTCGATGGCGTCCCGGTAGAGCTTGGCCTGCTCCGCGAGCTCCGGCGACATCTCAACCATCTGCTTCGCCGACCCGAAAACGATCCTGGCCTGCTCCCGGTCAGCGGCGCAGGAGTAAACCTCGCCGCCGCGTGGCCCCATAAACAAGCCGTAGAGCGCGATGCCTGAGCCAAGCGCCGACTTGCCGTTCTTGCGGGGCAGCCCAACGACCGCTACTCGATGCCGCAGCCGCTTATCTGCTCGACGGGCGAACAGCGAATCCATGAGCTTGCGCTGCCAAGGACGCAGCAGCAGTGGCTCACCAGCCCGACCACCCACAGAGTCCTTGACCTGAGGGCACAAGGCCTCAATGAACTCAGTGACCAAGGGACCGTCACCGCGTTTGATGTCAGGTTGAGGGACAGGGGTCAGGATGGCCGGCGGCCAACCCTTCACCTTCCTGGGTGCCATGCGCAGGGCTCCAGAGGTAGGCTCATCAAAAAGGGGGACACATGAGTTACAGCAACTGGGACGGCGGCCACCTCAACGATGACGGCACCATCAGCGGCAGCTGGTACATCGCCGACATCAACTACGCCAACTGTTACGCCATCTACAACGAAGAACCGGTCGGCGACAAGACGCTCCCCGCCGAAGCCCGACTCGTCGGCAAGCAATACATCGTAACCGTCAACGGTCAGACAGTCGCGAACCTGCCAACCGACTGGACACAACTCCCGCACGCCATCAAAACCCGAGGACCCCTAGATGGCGAAGCCGTCATCAAATGGCGGTCATACGACAACCCGCAGCGGTTCATGGTGAACCTGTACCTCAAGAATGCCTAGGCGCCCGAACGCTTCGCCTGCAACTTCTCCAACGTCGAAGCCGCCTTCACTTCAGCCAGCCCCAAGCGGGCACGCGAAGTCGGATCGAAACCGAGCAACGAAAGCCACTCACTGATCTCTTTATTGAGATCCCGCAGCTGCTTCCTCGCCTCAGTAGACGACTCCGCAACCGGTAGCAACCGGGCACGCTCCTCAAGCGACTGGCGCAACATCGCCAGCCGCACCGCGTCAGTACGAGCCAGCCAAGGCGACCCCGAAGCCATGATCTCCTCAAAGACCTGGGCCGCGTCGTGCTCGTAAGGCTCTAACTGCACCGCCTCAACAGCGGCAATGGCAGCGCCCTGCTTCTTCCCATGACGGGTGGCATTCCAAGTACCAGTGCGCTTGTGCTGCTCAAGAGGCTTCGGCGGGCGACCAGTCCGCGCCATAAAGCCTCCTAGGTCAGTTCAAGTCTCAGCAATTCAACCTTTGCGCGAGTCCAATCGGTACCGCCGCCAGCCGCCAGCAGCCCCTCGTACTGGCGCAGCTGCAAGGCCTTATGCCGCCGCGCATCCGACTCAGGTACGCGGCCGCGACGCTCGGCGATCTTCTTCTTCGAGTCGTACCGCTTAGACGAGCGGTGCGCAGCGACCCGGCAACGGCCGCCGCAGTAGCGGGCGTCAGCTCGCGCGGCTCGAGGAATCGGGCCGAAGCACCAGGCGCAGGTCACGAAATGAGTGTAACGGCTACGCGCGGATTTGAGCCCTGCCAGGCGGGCTAATTGTCGCGGGACTTTTCGCGCGCGACGTCGCCCGAATTGACGCCGTCAGCGGTGCCGTCACGGGCCAAATCGCCCCCATAAATCTTGCTTATCCACAGGAGAGCTGCGGACTTGTGCAAAATTGTGCGTTTGCATCTCGGCGGCCTGTCGGGCATCG